ATTACGACCTCGCCTCGTGGGAATCCCTGAAATCATATTATGCATCCAGCCTAAAGATTCCACGTCCCACAAGAGGGTTCATGAAACCATATATATTCAACAAGGAGATAGAAAGTGACTTATAAAATCGAAGACGCGTACAATACAATGTCATCATTAGCAAAGGAAGACGTCGGCTTTCCTGACAATTTTTTTAACTTGACAAGAGAGCAAGAAAGGTTTATAATGAGTTTATACTTTACTGATAGGGCTTCCATAAGAAGGGAACTCCTGCAAACAATCGAAGAAATGAAAGAAACTATTAATGACATCTAGAACAGAAAGCAGCCTACCATTTGTTGGGTTGCACGCTCACTCCGTTGCTGGCTCCCCTTTTGATGCATTGGGCTACCCGCAGGAACATATGGACTTCGCCTACGAAAATGGCATGAACGCGTTGGCGCTGACAGATCACGGAAATGCCAACGGCTTAGCATATCAAGTATTGCATGCCAAAAAAATGTTAAAAGAAGGAAAGGATTTCAAGCCAATTTTTGGTTGTGAGGCTTATTTTATTCCTTCCGTGGCGAAGTGGAAGGAAGAATATGAAGCTATCAGAACTGCAGCAAAGAAGAAGTCTGAATATGAAGCGGACAATTCCGGAACTACAGTGGAGGATGAGTCGTCCTCAAAAAAGAAAATCAAATCGACCCTCAACAAAAGAAGGCACTTGATCCTGTTGGCAATGAATCAGACCGGTCTGCAGAACATCTTTAAAATGATTTCACAATCATACAGTGGGGACAATTTTTACCGATACCCACGAGTCGACTATGCGATGCTCAAGAAGCATGGTGAGGGAGTGATCGCAGCGTCAGCATGTCTAGGAGGCGTGTACGCTGGTAATTATTGGGAAAATAGGGACACTGGCCCAGATGCCATTCTGGGAGCCATGCGAAAAACCACACAAAAGATGCAGTCCATTTTCGGAGACAGGTGGTATGGCGAGCTTCAATGGAACAACGTGCCAGAACAACACGACCTAAACCGGTATATTATTCAGATGCATCAAGAATTTGGAATCGAGCTTATTTCGACCGCTGATTCACATTATTACAACGCAGATGTTTGGAAAGATCGAGAATTATATAAACGTCTAGGTTGGCTCGGCAAGGGAAGGCCCGACTATTTATCGGAAGAGCTTCCTTTGTCCGTTGAGGAAGTGGGGTACGAACTCTACCCAAAGAACGGAGACCAAATGTGGGAGTCCTACCTTAAGTATTCTAAGGAGTGCGGAGTAGAATATGACGACAAGATCGTAAAAGACTCTATAACTAGAACTCATCAGATCGCTCACGAGAGGATTGAGAGTTTCTTACCAGATAACACTGTACGACTGCCTGATTTCGTTGTGCCCGAGGGATCGACAGCTGGCCAAACACTCGCAGCACTTTGCGTAGAGGGGCTCAGAACACTCAAATTGCAGGATAACCAGGACTATGTTGACCGACTCAAACACGAGGTCAGCGTTATTGAAGAGAGAGGTTTTTCTAAGTATTTCCTGACTATGAAATCCATTGCAGATGTGGCTGTTGATAGGCAGTTGGTCGGCGCAGGTCGAGGTTCAGCAGCCGGATCACTCGTTGCTTACGTGCTGAACATCACTCAGGTTGACCCAATCAAGTATGGCCTTCAGTTCGAAAGGTTCTTGACAAAGGGCGGCGCAGGATATCCAGACATCGACTATGACGTGTCTGACCCAATGGTGCTCAAGGAAGTTCTTATTGACCAGTGGGGAGACAACTCGGTGGTCCCTATTACTAATTGGAACACACTTCAGTTGCGCTCGCTCATCAAGGACATCTCTAAGTTCTACGGTATCGAGTTCACGGAAGTAAATAACGTGACAAGCAAGATGGTTTACGAGGCAACACCTCGGGCCAAGGCAAAGCATGGCATTACGTCTGGCGTATATGCTCCCACGTTTGAGGAACTTATGGAGTTCTCGGAGTCCTTGCAGGCATTCCTAGAGAAGTATCCACACATCAAGACTCACATCGAGAAGTTGTACGGACAGACACGTTCAGCCTCTCGCCATGCCGGCGGTGTTGTCGTAGGTGAAAACCTAGACCAGTGGATGCCACTTATCAACTCAGGAGGAGTTCGACAAACACCTTGGTCCGAGGGGATGAATGTAAGGCACCTTGAGCCCATGGGTTTTATCAAGTTTGATATCCTGGGCCTTGCTTCTCTTCGTATGTTGGAAGGTGCTATCGAGCGCATCCTAAAGCGACATCACGGAATGGAGAACCCTACGTTTGCGGACATTAAAGACTTCTACGATAAGAATTTACACCCAGAAAAGATTGACCTGGATGACAAGGAAGTGTGGCGAAACATCTTCCACAAAGGCAAGTGGGCTGGCATTTTCCAGTTCACAGAGACAGGAGCCCAATCGTTCTGTAAGAATGCGAAGCCAGACAACATCATTGATTTGTCGGCTATCACCTCTATCTACCGACCAGGGCCATTAGGTGCCGGAGTAGATAGGAAGTACATCGGCGCGAAACTACACCCAGAGGATGTGGAGTACGCCAATAAGTATGTGAGAGAAGTAACAGAGGAAACATACGGGTTCCTTATTTTTCAGGAACAGATTGCTATGCTGGCTCACAAGCTGGGCAAGGATTTGTCTCTAGATGAAGGCAACAAGCTCAGAAAACTTCTCACTAAGAAAGGTACTGGTGAAGTCCAGGCCCAGAAGGATAAAATCTTCGACAAGTTCAAGCGCGGATGCTTGGAGAAAGGGATGAAAGAATATGAAGCGAGAGAACTTTGGGAAACTTTTGAATACTTTTCTGGCTATGGTTTCAATAAGTCTCACGCTGTTTCCTATTGCGTGCTGTCTTATCAGTGTGCTTATTTGCTTAACTATTATCCTGCGGAGTGGCTTGCTGCCTTTCTAGACAAGGAGCCTGAGACAAGAAAAGAAAGAGCAATCGCAACGGCTAAATCTTTGGGGTACAATGTTGAACCTTTGAATGTTAACACATCCGGAGTGAACTGGGAAATCAGCGAAGATGGAAAGACGCTTATTCAGCCTTTATCGTCTATCAAGGGGCTTGGTATAAAAGCCATTGAGCAGATTATAGAACACAGGCCGTTTAACACTGTTGAAGAATTCCTGTTTCATCCTGAGATAACATATTCCAAGCTTAATAAGAAATCCATTTCTGCATTATGTTTATCCCAGGCGCTCAGCGGTTTAATGGACGATAGGTTTTCAGGCATGAAACATTTCTTTTCAGCCATTGCAGAAGATCGCCCACGCAAGGAGAAAAAATTACTAGAGAATATAGAATTGTATGAGCCGGAAGGAGACTTCTCAGAAGAGGAGAAACTAGAATACCTAGTTAATTTGACTGGGGTGTTTCCGATCAACGCCGTGGTGACGCCAAGGGTTCGTCAAAAGTTAGATGAGCTTTACATACCCCCTATTTCAGAGTATGATCCAGAACTTGGCGTAACGTGGTTTATTCCTCGGGAATGCAAACTAAAGAAATCAAAGAACGGTAAGAATTTTTACGTAGTAAAGGTTATTGACGATAACAATGAGATGACTGTGATCAGGTGCTGGGGAGTGGATCCAGATAGGGACATTGTACACATCAACCGCCCATACATGGCAAGACTAAATTACAATCAGCAGTGGGGTTTCTCCACATTCAGCATGAGAAAGATGTTTAAACTATTAGCATGAGGAGGAGATAAATGAATAGTTACAAAATTAAGATACACAACAAAAGAGAAGACCTTTGGGAAGAGAGAGTGGTAGAGAAACTCTCATTCCCAGAGGCGGTAATGGAAGCTTACAACACACGCAGCAAGTTAGGTTATGCGTGGAAAATAGTCAGTATTTGCAAAAATGAAAAGGAGAGTGAAAATGTCTAGACTAACAGGGTTATGTGCCAGGATGACTGTCGACCATTACAGGGAGACTTTAATAAACAAGGGGTACAAATTTTTTGAGAAGGGGGACTACAATCTCAACATTATCGGAGTCAGAAATGATTCTGGAAGTGCTAGCAAGTTCGACGACTTGATTAGCGTCTTCTATAAAATCGATGGAGAGTGGGTAGTAGACACCTACCCTGCTACCACAGAACCAGGAACAAGAATCTTAAACAGGCCGATTAACAACAAGGGTACTGCCATCTTGGTGCCGGACCAGTATCGCTCAACTTACAAAATCGACATCCATGGAGGAAAGAGGAAGTATACTGCATTGTGCCAGCGCGCCGGAAAAGTCAAGGTCTGGCGAGATGATAACCGCGACTCGACACCGGATTACGTCGGACCCGAAGACGAAGGTATGTACGGAATCAACATCCACAGGCAGTTTGGTTCCGACGAGAGAGAATACACAGGAGGGGTCTCCGCAGGCTGTCAGGTTTTTCAAAGTTCTGTAGATTTCTATGAATTCATGCACACTTGTAACATCTCTGCGGACAAGTGGAGCAACAAATTTACCTACACTCTTATTGAAGAGAGAGATTTAAAAGCTAAGGGGGTTGATTATGACATCGTCTGATAAAGTAAAAGTTTTCCGCACTCGTCCAACCGCGAAATTACCACACAGAGCGCACTCAACAGATGCAGGTATGGATTTTTTCTTTGCACCGCGCGAAGGCGTCACAGCCAGAATCAAGCCAGGTCAAAGTGTCTTGCTTGAGACTGGAATCAAGATGCAGGTACCATCCGGATGCATGCTTCAGATTATGAATAAGTCAGGCATCGCAAGTAAGAAGCATTTGATTACAGGCGCCTGTGTTGTCGACGAGGGTTACGACGGAGAGATTTTTGTCAATTTGCACAACATAGGAACCGGAGTCGAGTATATCGAATTAGGTCAAAAAATCGCCCAGGGAGTTTTTGTGAGAATTGAAAAGCCCAATTTGAATCTTATAGAAGAGGACAGTGTCTATGGTTCCGAAACCGAGAGAGGCACCGGCGCTTTAGGGTCAACGGGGGATAGGTGATGAGTTTCGCAAGAAAACTTAAGAGAAAGCAGATGTTACAACATCGAAAAGAATTTATGAAAGCTTTCAAGTCCAGTATGAGAGAGTTCAAGATGCAGGTAAAATGTAGCGCCTGTGATCGTCCTCCGTCACCGGGAGAGAATATTGACAACTGGCATATAAATAAAGAGTCAGAAAACATTGACTTAGTGTGCACTGAATGTTATAATGATGAAAGTGGACAGGAAAAGGAAATGACAGATGAAGATTAGAGAATCAGTGTGTTTTGATGACGTCTTGCTTGAACCTCAAAAGAGTACTATTCAAAGTAGGGACGAGGTTGACATAGGATCGTCAATAGGTAGTCACGATTTTAGACTTCCTGTCATCGCATCTCCAATGGATACTGTAACTGAGTCTGAAATGTCTCTTGCTATGGCCCGATCGGGAGGATTAGGTATTATACATAGGTACAATACGATACAAGAACAAGCAGAAATCGTTTCAGAAATCGCCTCTACTTATGAGGACCTAGGAGCAGCGCGCATTACCACTATCGCCGCCGCCATCGGCGCATCTTCGAATTTCATGGAGCGAGCCGCGACCTTGTATGGCGCCGGCGCAAGAATCTTATGCATCGACGTGGCCCATGGTCACCATTCTCTCGTCGAGAGAACTCTGAAAACTCTGAAGGATTCCTACGGCACCCGGCTGACTCTGATAGCAGGAAACGTTGCAACCGCAGAGGGATTCAACGATCTCTCTCGGTGGGGAGCTGATGCAATCAGGGTTGGAATCGGAGGGGGATCTATCTGTTCAACTAGAATTCAAACAGGGCACGGTATACCGACTCTGCAGTCGGTCCTGGACTGCAGAACAGTAGATTCAGATGCAAAAATCATCGCTGACGGAGGAATCAAGAACACTGGAGACATAGTTAAGGCTCTTGCCGCCGGTGCCGATTTCGTGATGCTTGGCTCGATGCTAGCAGGTACAAGAGAAACTCCAGGAATGGTCATAAACAACCAATATAAAGTATACAGAGGAATGGCAAGCCCAGAAGCTCAGATAGCTTGGAAGGGAAGCGCGCGCTCTTTGGAAGGCATCTCGACAACAATCCCACTAAAGGGGGATGTAGAGGATGTTTTGGATAAAATTTCTAGAAACATAAGGTCGGGCCTATCCTACACAGGCGCTCGCAATCTTTCAGAGTTAAGAGCGAAAGCTAGATTTCTTAAACAATCCCCATCCGGCCTAATGGAAAGCCGAACGCATATATTGACAAAATGATTGAAGATTTAAGAAAGGTGACGTTCACTTTTAAGTGCTACGAGAAGGAGTCAGCGGATCTTAAAATAAGATTAAGATACGATAAACTGCAACAAACAGAGTTTTTTGTTTCGGTCTTGAGAATGTACATAAATAACGACCCTTCAGTTTTAGATGTCGTAGAAAAAATAAAGAAAGAAAAAGGTAAAATGGGAAAAAACAAGATTAGACATGCCCAACGCGACTTGTCACGAGGAAGAGAAATTTTGAAAGATTTGGGAATCACAGAGTCGGACAAGAATAGTATTTTTGACATGATAGAATCAAGTGGGGTAGACGATGAGTAAATATGTTCTGCCTCCGTGTGCAAATAAATGTGTAAAATCTAAAAGCATTTGCAACAAAAAAGATTGCAGAATGTGGATAGACTACGGTGAAGATGTTAATTGTTCACTGGTTTCTATCTATACTAATGGTGCCATGACTTTGGAAGAGGTCGCAAAGAGAATGGATTTATCTTTCGTCAGGATTTCCCAGATAGAAAAACAAGCAATAAAGAAACTTTCAAAAAGGATAAAAATCTGACGTTTATGTCCTACTTAAACTATTTATAGTTGTATTATACCAATGGTCACCACTTTGAACAACAAGGAGATTATATAAAATGAGTGATAACAAGCTACTAAATGAAGGAACGATTCGAAGGTTCATGAAACTTGCGAACGTTGAAGCACTGACGGATAATTTCATCCAAGAAAACACAGAAGAAGAGACGGAAATCGTCCTCGAAGAAGAAGATCCAATGGAAGAAGATCCAATGGGAGAGGAGCCAATGGAAGAGGAGCCTGCCGAGATCGAGGACGACTCGGAGTTGGATGCCGACCCCGAGGCGGACATGGATGAACCAGCAGCAGCAGACATTAGCCTGACAGAAGAAGAGGCCCAACTCCTCATTGATCTGGGAGAAAGACTCAGAGAAGCAATGGGTTCCGAGCAAGAAGACGACGATCTCGGTCTAGAAGACGACGATCTCGATCTAGAAGATGAGCCCATGGACGATGAAGAGCCCATGGGTGAAGAAGGCCCTATGGGCGATGAGGAGCCAGGCTCAAGACTAGACACCGCCCTGTATGAAAATAAAGCCGCGATCATAGAAGAGGTCCTCAAGAGGGTCACTAAGAGAATCGTAGCAAAGAAGCTTAGCCGCGGCTAAGTAGTTGAAAGTGGAACCTCGTTGGTAACATATTAAGCCCCGCTCTAAAAAAGTGGGGCTTTTTATTTGCAAAGTTGGTAAAATAAAGTCTGGAAATTGATAACAAGTTCTGGTAAGATAAAGAAAAGATTCAAAAGAGAGAAACAAAATGATCGAAAGAGTAACTTCTCAACCTGAGAAGAAAAAACAAAAAGCACAATAGGCACGACCAGTGACAATAATAAAGAAAAGAAGAAACAACAACAAACATGAACATATTAAGAACAAAACCTAAGATGAAGACAACACACATGAGAGGAACAC